ATAGTTCCGCACGAAGGTTCAAATAATTTTTTTTGGTACTCGGTGCTTCGGCAACATTTACGCCACGCACGGGAAGGTTTTGCTCACGCAAACGATCAACCACTCCGGATCCTAAACCAATCACATCGATCAATATTTCTTGTGGGCGTTCCATCACAGTTGCATCATCGTAACGATTTTTTACCGCTCCGCACAATTGCATTAAATCCATGGACGGAAAAGTATTAATTTCAAAAACAGTATTTCCCTGGCGTACGCACAAGGCAGAATTATCGCCACCAAACCTTGCAACATCTAATCCCCATAAAATAGGTTCAGATGCGGTGAGAGCCACGTCTCTTCCCATGGCTGTACGGACAAGTTCCATAGGTATGACAGTATCATCGTCTGCGGACGGAAATTCGCCCATGACTTCGACCCTGGCAACAGTAGAATCTTCGCCATATTGTTCGATCATGCGTTGGAAAAGTTCTTTGTCCGTACCCTCGACTGTGCGGGAGTCTATTTGTTCGGTTTTCCAGAACTTGCGTTTGGAGTGAAAGGAATCGTAGAAAGGTCCTGAGTTCCTGCGTGGGTTAGAGAAGGTGAACCAAAAGCGATTTTTCGTGGGTTCGGAAAAGAATCCTTCGGATACGGAATATATCGGTGCTGGTATACCGGAAGCCTCGTCCATAATTAAACAAACTCCGTATGATGAGTGAATACCAGCGAACGCATCCGGGTTTTCTTCGCTCCATAGCTGTGCTTGTGCGTAATAGTAACCAGTATCGATTTTTAGGTCCTCAACGAGGGCATTTTCAAACCATTGTGCTGGTTTTATTGCGGTAGCAGTCTTGTTAAACCAGTGAGAATTTATGGATAAAGTTAGCCATTTGCCTAATTCCGCCCATGTTCTAGTTCTAAGCTGTTGTTCTGTATTTGCTGTAACAATAATGGTTGCTCCTAACCTGGTAGAAAGCATCCATAAAATAATCCAAGAGACTAATGCAGACTTTCCAATACCCCGGCCTGAACCAACTGCTAATCTAAACATCTCTGGTAAATCAATGGCTTCGTTTTTTCTGATATGGTTTGCAATATCTCGCAAAATTTTTTCCTGCCACTTACGAGGACCAGTAAAATGTTCGAGGGGGGTATCCTTTTCACCCCAGGGGAAGACAAATTTAACAAAGTTTAATGGATCATCTTTGATGTTAAGTGACCAAACTGCGGTCATTAATTCTCTTTCTTGGTTAATTGGATATTTCATATTTCAAAAAAATTAAAAAATTTTAGTTCAACAGTTATACGTATATACGCCCCCGCCACGAACGAAAGGGGGGCCTATTGATAGTGAGTACTAACATACCTATTGAGAAAGTAAGTGTTTACTATCACGCACGAACGGACGGGGCCTATATTCTCTCGGCTTCATTGGGGAGAAAAGGGGATCCACTAAGAGGAGGCCTCGTCCGATTGTTCGTTATGGTCGTCCTGGTCGCCCTGGGCGTTCGTGCGAACGTTCGTTCGTTCCCGTGCGTCCTGGAGATTGAGTTGTTCCCCTGGTTCGTCCGGGCGTACGTCCAGGATGCGGGAGTTAGCGTTGGATAAGATCCCGGCCAGGTCCAGGTTATGATTTACTTCTTGTCTATCGGCCCATTGATCCGGGGCCCGGTTCTTTAAGTAAAAGATTTGTGCTGTAACATTGCCATCCCGTGCGGAAGTCATCAGAGCGTTAGATATTTTTTCTACGCCTAATGCTTCCCCTTTTTTTATAGCTTCCTCAATTTCCGCATTTTCTTTTCTGCGTCTATCAATAGTTGACCAGGAGACACCGAGACACCTGGCGATTTGTCCTGAGGTCAAGCCTTGGGAACCAAGGGCAATTATTTTATTCAGAGTATCCGGATCATTGAGAAGCTTCTTTTTTCTGCCTGGGCGTTTTTTTTCCATAGCCTAGTTTAATGCAGTATTGCGGAAGTTAATCATCTTTTTTATAAATAAGTTGACATTCTTATATCACCTATGAGAGAATCAAGAAACCTGGGGAATACCTGGGCATTTTTAGGAGAATAGAAAGAATGAATAACTTAACCAACACAAATAACAGTCCTGGATTCAAGGGCGACAAGTTGGACCTTATAGCCGACATATTTGAAAAAAGAAGCGGTTTAATTTTTGATGATTGTTTAATACATGAAGGATTCAGAAACATCGTCATTGACTCATCAGATGAACCAGCAGAAAAGATAGCTATTAAATTAGATGTCTATATGTATGGCCTTAGACTTGAGGTGGCCAAATGATAAACGCAAACCAAGATCCAAAATGTGCTGACCTGGTGGAAAGCAAATACAACGAAACCGAGGCCGATTATAAAAGGGCCCGGAAGTTCTTTGAGGAATACCAGGACGCAACCGAGGGCCAACGAATTGCCCTGGAAGTTATAGACAAAAAGCGGGGAGACTATTTCCACGAGTATGACGATCTATTTGATTATGTGAACCAAACCGCCTTATCCTGGGATTATGTAGATAGCGAGGGCAGAGAGGCCGGATATTATCGGCTTCAGTTATCCTGGGGCGGTCCGTCTGACGAGTTCCGCATTTATGTCAACCAGGACAAAGAAATAGACATAATCGAATATTGGTATATGGATTGGTTCGATTCGGCTCATTACCTGGTTGCCAAATATTCTGATTGTTGGCATATCTGCGATCAGTTCCTAGAGTGTGAGAGGTGGTCTTGATGCGAATATTACTAAAAGCTAAATCAGTATATGGCAAGGTTTTAATTTACCCTGTATGCGAACAATCATTATTGCTGATATCACTAACAGGCAAAAAAACTTTTGATGATAGAGATTTATCAACCATTAAAAAGCTAGGCTATTCGATAGAATGGAAAGCCGAAACAGTTGAGGTGGCCTAATGTACGAAGTGATTATTGAATATGATAACCAGGGGCCGGTCGTTGTGATGCGGTCCGCTAACCTGGGGCAATGCCTGGATAAACAAAAAAGATTAATCCAGGATGGGCATTTAGATTGTTTTATAGCGAGGGTGAAAACATGAAGATATATATAGTTAGAGATCATAACGAAAATGAGAATACAAGATTTTTTGGCAGTAAGAAAAACGCCATAGAATATTTCAATTCTAATAAAGATGAATGTATGAGTTTTGAAACTATAGATGTGCAACCAACCAAAAAAGGCATTTTAATTGCCATGAGTGAAGCAACAACCTCTGTTGGTAGTTCTTGCGGAGAATTGGAACAATGACATTTGAACAAGCCAAATATAAATATAACTGCCATGCCCGGGATGTCCTGGGATTAGTTGGCGAGTTAGAGCAACCGGATCCGGCAACCTCTACCAAGGAATTAGACAGTTCCGGGGATTGGTGGATTTTAAGATGCAATCAAGAGGGCGTTTTAGGATTTGTCACTAAAAAAGGGGTGATGATATGTTAAACAGAAAAACAAAACCTATCGAAGAAACAACCCGGATTAATTACCGAGGCGTACCCGTTGATATAACTATCACCTGGAATTACTTTGATAGCACCGACCACATAGAAGTTCAAACCCTGGACGATCACCCGATCCCACTAACCCCCACCGGGTACAGATCGCACTTTTGCAAATTCCCGGAAAACTTCACCATGGCCGAGGCTATAACCTGGTTTTATGAACAGAACGGGGAACAAGACCCGGATAACCTGGAGGAAGATCTATTCTCTAGCGTCTCACATGAGCCACACGCAACGCAAAGCATCAAACAGGATGCAACCCCCCAGGATATAAAATCTTTTAACTCTGAGCCTCTGACGAAACCAGGGGCAAAGGCAAACCAACCATCATTATTTTAATAAGGAGAAAAACATAATGAATAAAGAACTAAACCAAATAATCCAAGACCTGGCCGACCTTAGTTATATCGCCCTGGATCTAAAGGAAGATATAATTTCCGGTGAACCATCTATCGAAACCGCCATAGATAAGATCAACAAGATCCACCAGGTCTTAATCTTTAACCAGGATAAACTTATCCAACTAACCGAGGGAGAAAAATGACACAGCATAAAGAAATGATCGAAGAGGCCAGGCGATTGCTTAGCACCGAACGGGAGAACATCCCAAGCATGAGCCGGAACTTTAAAAAAGACTATTGGCTCTTAACCTATCCGTGCGGAAAGATTGTTAAAACTTACCAGGATAAACGCAAGAAAGATGTAATCATCCAGGAATCATATTTATGATTAATCTAATACAACGCATCAAACAATTTATGGGTAAGTGTCCAAGCTGCAAAGGCTTTGGAACTTTACCAGACG